TCCATAAATAGCATTATGTACGGACTTGGCACTCCATTAGTACTATCGAACATCGCTTATTAAATTGTATCCCGTTCGTGTGGTATCACCAATTGTCCTATCTTCTCCATTGTAAAACACAGGTTCTATATTCCTATCAAGCCAATCGTTCACAGCATCAGTCGTCATTCGTGAGAAAGCTTTATAGTCCGGATTCAACATATAATCGCTCGTGTACTTGACTTTCGGAGTTGGCTTAACGAAAAACACTTCTCTTTGTTCACTAAATCTAGTCTTGATATTCACCACAAAATTCTTCAACTTCTTAGCCTTTGCACCAATGTAACTGTTCAATTTCTCCATTCGATCAGATTAAGATAAGTTAAAGCCAAATTTGTAACAGTTATCAAACATGGATACATTTCTTCTCGCTAATTATTATTATTCTATTTTTCCACCGAATCGCATGCTTTGATATTATTCTGAAGTGACATTCCTGCTTTATAGAACCTGCTTTCCTAAAAACTTTTCCCATATATCTTTATCTTGTTCATCCTAATGATAATGTTGTTCATCGTTAGCAACATAATAATCCACCGTTTATTTACGAACTTCTGTATAATTGATATTCTACACTATATCACCTATTTCCTTTCCAAACAAAAAGTTCAACAATAGACTTACAACATTGCGATCATACTGGACTAATTTAAGATCAGATTGTTCGAAATCATGTGTCTTGATGAGATACTTTCGGATTTTCTCGTAATTGCGTTGATCATTTCGAAGAATTTCAAAGTCATACTAATTACAATTCCAGATTTATTTAGCTGTAGTAAATGCTTTTTATTTCTTTAACTAAACTGGCAATTAATCAATATAATTTGTTAAAAACTTCTTTTGAACACTTTGATTACTACTCACTTTATATCTAGGTATCCATATTCTCTCAATTCTCAGATCTCTCGTGTCGCAATCTTGAAGTATATGAGAATACCATCCGTAATCAATTGTCTTCTATGGTCTAATCAATCGCACTAGAGGATGACAATATTATAAGCTCGAACTCGAAGTTGTCATTCGCAACATTGCTCCCTCATCATTGTTTTGATACACAGTATACTATCCCTAATTTTGTGGCAACAAATATGTACCTGGCAACTGATGAAACTGTCCTCCTACTACTAAGACACGGCCCTGCTGTTATGGAACAAAATTTTCAAAGTAATAATGGCTATCGAAGAATAAGTATATGATTTCTGCTTACCCATATGACGGTTTCACACCTTTATACAATTTCTCATACTCTTGGAAGCGACCTATGTATACGCTATTCGCAAGGAAAAATTTCGATTCAAAAGCTCTACGTTATACATAATCAAGATACTTACTCTGCTATTTCTCGTGATAGGCTCGGTCATAATCTGTCTCATTAGGTCGAATTGGTCTATACTACAAAGGATATCTCGCAAAAGCCTAATAGATTCGCGTTTCATTTACAGCAGCGCATCTCTCGAAAAGATCTAGTGCACCATAATTTACTCCAGCATCAACAATCAATGGATCGGCTATGAATTGCAAGAAGTTGGCACAAAACGCTATTGCTGGCTACTATCTTATAAGAACATCAAATCTGCTTCGCAATACACCGATGGCACCGACTATTTGATTTTTAACTGGGTCAGGAAGACCATTCGCCATTTTGTCTATACTCACCAAATCCTCCAATCGTGGTGTTGTCAAACGTCCCAAAAGTGATGAAATCTTACTATATTTAGCTCCAATATCTAACAACACAAGCGGACTTTATCGTAGTGGTTGACCTCTGGCATCTTGATAAGGTCGGTTTTGCTCATACCATACCAACGCTCGTCTCATATATGTTTGTAATGCTCGATTTAGACAGTTGGCCTGTAGGTTGTCGACTACTGCTCTGATATTGCTGTGTCCTCCATGTTCAGTATTAGACGATGCCATTTGCTCATTAGTAAATCCTGATCCAAAACCATTAAGCATCTCGTTAAAACGTTTTGCAATGAAACCAGTCGGGTTGTGAGTAATCTTAAACTTCATTACACCTAATCCATTTGATCCTTTCCCTTTGGCTTTTGATGTCAAAACGGCTTTAGTGTGAACATCCAATATCAACGATTTTGAAAACCTCTGTATACATGCTGCTGCAATTGGTCGCGGAAGATAATTATAAATTTATACATGGCGATGTTACTTATCTAAGCAATATAAGAAATAGCAAAAGACACAAAGATTATAAACGTATACAAATAATGCTATTGACGCTATATACTGCCAAATACCAATTGATTATTGAACATGCATTCGGACCAATCGTCTCTTTCCTTAAGCTGCATAAAGACTAGTTCGGATAGACTCCAAGATGATATATAACAACATTGTCTTCAAAATTCGATTCTTACAAAACACAATAGTACCACATAGAGCAACAAACAAGAATATAGCAAATGTAATCACTGGTCCCATTGCGCCCGCAAATATAGCTTTTCCCATAAACTTGACAAATTAATTCATCCACTCAGTCTCACACTCAATCCAGCTTATATATCCATCACGTTCGAACACGTCTTTATCGATTTTATATCCCATATGTATTCCATTTACATAAGTTGAAGAAACAGACTCATGATATTACAAAAACGTATCTCTTATCACCGTACAAGTCGTTTATCCAAAAATGTAAAGATACACAGCAAATATAGCAAGA